GAAAACTGATACAAAGAGAACTGCCATGTGTACCATCAAGAGGAGATTGGATTGAAATAGGCCAAGAAAATTTTGTAGTTAAAAATGTTTCTTGGAACTTATCTGATAGAAGAACAGTAACTTTACTAGTTGACAGACCAAAGTTTTAAAATGTTTAGAGATATACCAACATATGATTATGAACTTGAACAGTGGGGATACACTGCATTTGAGACTAAAGATGACTTTATTGAGTTTCTTGAAAGTATATTCAAACAACCAGGAAAGTATAACTTTGATGAGTGTTCATTTATGTTCAATGCAGAAGCTAGAAAGTTCAATAAGAACAGAGTATACTGTTTAGCACCTGAGCGTTCCAAAGACTTTATATACTATTGGGATACAGAAAAAGAAAAATGTAGAAAAGGAGTTATATTTAAGAACAAAGGTAAAACGTGGTACTTGCCACGCGATTACTATATGTGGTTAAACTTCTTACCAATCTATAACAAAGAAGTAAACAGATTTACATTTGCTGACGTACGTGATGCTCAGTATCACATGGCTCTTTATGAAGAGTTAGCACAGTTAAAAAATAAACATGCAGCAATTTTAAAGAAACGTCAGATAGCATCTTCTTATTATCATTCTGGTAAAATCATTAACTTGTTTTATTTTGAGGAAGGTTCTGTGTCTACATGGCTGGATCACTTAAAGATTATATTAATGAGAAAGGCACATGGCGTTTTCTTGAAGATTATCGCAACTTCTTAAATAAACACACTGCATGGTATCGTCCTTGTAATCCAGATAAAGTATTAAACTGGGAACAAAAAGCTGAGGTTACGCAAGGAGGTAGAAAAGTAGATATTGGACTTAAGTCAGTTATATTTGGATTGGTACTTGAAAAAGACCCAACAAATGGTGTAGGGGGACCATGTACTTTATTCTTTCATGAGGAGGCAGGAATTGCTCCCAAAATGAGTACAACACTTGAGTATTTATTACCTGCAATGAAATCAGGTATGATGTATACAGGTATGTTTGTGGTTGCAGGATCTGTGGGTGATTTGGATCAATGTGAACCATTGAAAGAATTAATCTTAAATCCAGACTCAAAAGATATATTTGCTGTTGAAACAGATTTATTAGATGAGAATGGTACAAAAGGATTATGTGGTTTGTTTATACCAGAGCAATGGTCAATGCTTCCATGTATAGATGATTATGGTAATTCTCAAGTGGAAAAAGCTCTTGAGATGATTATGTTAGAACGTGAAGACTGGAAAAAGAAACTTAAACCAGAAGATTACAGATTACGTATTTCTCAGAAACCTATTAACATTAAAGAAGCTTTTGATTATAGAAAAGACGCAAGATTTCCTGAGCATTTAGTATCACAACAAATTAGACGCATAGAGGATAAAGAATATCCAATGGAATTTGTAGACTTGATGTGGGAAGATGATAAAATTGTACAAAAGTTTACACGCAAGTTACCAATCATGGAGTTTCCAATATCACCTAAAACAGAAAATAAAGAAGGTGCTATTATCATTTATGAGAAACCAATTGAAAATCCAAAGTTTGGAACTTATTATGCGTCTATTGACCCTGTATCAGAAGGTAAGACAACAACATCAGAATCTCTTTGTTCTATCTTTGTTTATAAAACTGCACAAGAAGTAACAGTTCATAAGAAAGATGGATCAGTTGATTCTTATATTGAGGGTGATAAAATTGTTGCTGCATGGTGTGGACGATTTGATGACTTAAAAAAGACGCATGAAAGACTAGAGTTAATTATTGAGTATTACAATGCATGGACAATTGTAGAGAACAACGTACACTTGTTTATACAGTACATGATATCAAGACGTAAGCAAAAGTATCTTGTGCCAAAAAATCAAATCATGTTCTTAAAAGAACTAGGTAGTAATAATAACGTCTTCCAGGAGTATGGTTGGCGTAACACAGGTACACTTTTTAAATCAAACTTGGTATCATACGCAATACAGTTTTTAGAAGAAGAGATAGATGTTGAGACCAAAC